GCATTCAATCCGGGCCGAGTACTGGACAGTCCATTTCTGAGGATTCTCCTGCCGCTGCACGATACCTTGAGGTCAAATCCTCGGCGCTGACTCAGCGCATGCTTGTTGACGAGATCGATAAGCACTCCTGCCGCTGGAGGGATAACTACGACGGCTCCACTCAGGAAGTCATTGAGGTGGTGCCTACCATCCCCAACCTTCTCATCAACGGCGCTCAGGGCATCGCCGCTGGCTACGCTTGCCACCACGTCTCCTACAACCTCTCCGAGGTGATCAAGGGAACAGTCGAGTACATCAAGAACCCCCGCCTCACATCCAAGAATCTCTTCAAATTCATCAAAGGCCCCGACCTTCCCAACGGCGCCCGCATCCTCAACGACGACGCTGTCTTCCAGGCCTTCGATAAGGGCTCAGGATCGTTGAAAGTGTACGGAACTTGGGAAGTCAAAACGGTATCCCACGGTAAGAGGTCCACACGAGATGCTATTGTTATTACCTCTCTGGCTAGCGGGAGCTCGGAGCGATTCCTCGAGCGACTCAAAGAGGGAGTGGAGAGTGAGAAAATTGTCGGAGTTATCGACGCTCAGGACCACTCGTCCCGCGACGGTATTGAGATCCAGGTCATCCTGAAGACCGGGACCGACCCACAGACCGTGATCAGCCAGCTTTTGGCCTTCACGAACCTCTACGACACCATCAGCGTTAACGCTACGGCCATTGCCGGTAACCTTCCCACAATCTTCGGGGTGAAAGATATCATCGCGGAGTGGTACGGGGCGCGGTGCGAGGCTCTGCGCAACCGCTACAGAGCTGAGTGCGACCGTCTGAGCGACAAGATCCACATCCTCGATGGCTTACTGACCATCCTGGCGGACATCGACGAGGTGGTGAAGCTGATTCGCTCCTCGAAGACCAAGGACACAGCGGCTGAGAAACTGAAAAAGCGCTGGAAGTTGAGCGATGTTCAGGTCTCCGCGGTCCTCGCGATGCCGCTCAGCCGCCTCGTGAACGCCGAAAAGCTCGAACTGCAGTCCCAAAAGTCCGATCTGGAGACCCAGAAGGCGCTTCTCATGGGGATTATCGGCGATCCGGCCCAGATGGACGCCCACATCATCGCCCAAGTCGAGTCGTTCAAGGATTTTGCGGACAAACGCCGTACCCAGATCGTCGAGAAGGACACCATCGGGGTTGAGAAGGCCAAAACCACCACCAAATCGGGCACTCGCAGGGTGAAAATGCCCTCGCCCAAGGACCGGATCAAGGAGGAGGGCAAGACTCTAGGCATGAAGCGCACGGAACTGGCCAAATTCTTCGCCGACAACGCCGGAAATACCGATCTCAAGGCCCGCTGGACACAATTCAAGGAGGACTGGGAGCATAATCGATCTCTGACCACCCGAGAGGGCAGGGCGAAACGCAAAGAAGCCCTAGAATCCATGAAAATAGCCGCGATTAAGAAGGGTTTGCCCAAACGTGGGCAGCATTGCTGGAACAAGTTCATCGAGAGCCGCGAGAAAGACCGACTCAAGGACCTAGAGGTGGCTCTCAAGGACTGGATGGCCAACATCACCGCTATCTAAGCGGTTTAAAGCGTAACGTACGCTATAATTAGTGATGAAATTGCCAAAAACGGCGATACTGATGCTTCGCGGAGTGGAAGGGTGTGGGGTTAGTACCTACGCCCGCCACTTCAAAGCATATTTTGATAGTAAAAACGCCAAATGCGATATATTCGCCCTAAATCTCAAGATCGGCCGGCCCGATACCTCAACGGACATCGATGTAGAGATCTTCGCGTTCTGCGAAGCCGCCGAGATGGTCAGAAGGATCAACAAGGACTACGATCTTGTTCTTGTGTTCAGCGTTCCCTCGAAAAGCGCTCCCAAAGTCATCGTAGAGAACTACGTCGAGTTCCTTCTCGAGCCGATCTCAGTCCCGAAGTGGATGATCAACCACGATCACCACTTTCTAAGCATCAGCCGCAACGCTGACTACGCCAACGCCATCGAGACGTGTGATGGGCTGCTATGCCACTCCCTCACCGAGACTAAATCCGGGTTTATCTCCTGGCTGAAGAAGCGAAACATCTCCAAGGTGGCCAAAAAGATGGACGTATTCTTCCACGTCCCCTTCGTAAACCATCTCATCGACCTCGATAGAGGCGAGAAGCGCAAGAAACGCCTGATCAACGCCGCGAGGGCGGTGGCGTGGAAGCGTGGAAGCGTTGTTCTAAATCTCCACAATACTCTCGCGGATCGCGGGTTCGTGACGGAGATGATCGGCTTCGAGCGTTCCATCGCTGGCTACTCGCAACTTAAGAACTACGAGGGGAAACTTAAGTGGTTCACGGATAGTAGCTTCTACAAACCGATCAAAGGTCCCTCGGCTTTTTCGTCCGCCCGCATCAACAACGAGCTCTTCGACCACATCGATCAAGTCGGGCAGAATCCCGACTTCATGTACGTCATCGGCTCCTACGACTACGAGCGAGGGCTCCAGCGGATCTCGGAGAGCGCTTTCGCCACCCACCCCCGCTCGTTCGAGCACAACAATCTTGACTACGGCAATAACTTCGAGTACCAGGGCTTGGAGGCGGCGCTGCTCGCCGTGCCGATCTTCCATCGCCATTTCCTGGACACTGTGGTTCTTCCGGATGGTTCGGGGACTCTCGCCCAGACCGGAGTCTTCCTGTCGGTCGACGACGACAACCGCCACCTTACTAAAGGTGGGCCTCAGGTCCTCGGTGTGGAGGAGTTCGCCAGACGCCTGGACGAGATCTGGAACGATTTCTCCGAGTACCATCGAATGAGAAAGAACTCGGTGGACCTGGTACGCTCCTACTACTCCTCGGACGTCGTAGTTCCACGGCTCCTCGCCTCTCTGTCATAGTTTCATAACATTTGGTTAAGGTTTACTCAAGAAGGGTTGAAAGGCGAGGCTTTCCATCCTATAATAGGACGGTAGGACGACCGCCAATCCTCCTTCACTCATAAACCTCAATTACTCGTTTTCCTACTATGGTAGCTTCAATCGCTCAACAGCGCGTTGCAAGCAATCCCTGGCAGCAATTCTGCGAGTGGGTTACATCGACCAACAACCGCCTCTACGTGGGCTGGTTCGGTACTCTGATGATCCCCACCCTCCTCGCAGCTACTGTTTGCTTTGTCGTTGCTTTCATCGCCGCTCCTCCCGTCGACATCGACGGCATCCGTGAGCCGGTCTCCGGTTCGCTAATGTACGGCAACAACATCATCTCCGGTGCTGTTGTACCTTCGAGCAACGCTATCGGCCTGCACTTTTACCCCATTTGGGAGGCTAATTCACTTGACGAATGGCTCTACAACGGTGGACCCTATCAACTGGTTGTTTTCCACTTCCTCATCGGCATCTTCTCATACATGGGCCGTGAGTGGGAACTCTCCTATCGTCTGGGTATGCGTCCTTGGATCTGCGTTGCTTATTCTGCTCCCGTGGCTGCTGCAACTGCTGTGTTTCTTGTGTATCCCTTCGGTCAAGGTTCCTTCTCCGATGGAATGCCTCTCGGAATCTCGGGCACGTTTAATTACATGCTCGTCTTCCAAGCCGAACACAGTATCCTTATGCATCCGTTCCATATGCTTGGCGTGGCTGGGGTATTTGGTGGCAGTTTGTTTAGTGCTATGCACGGAAGTCTGGTCACGTCTTCGCTCGTAAGGGAGACTACCGAGAATGAGTCCCAAAACTACGGATACAAGTTCGGACAGGAAGAAGAAACCTACAATATCGTGGCTGCTCACGGGTACTTCGGGCGTCTTATTTTCCAGTACGCTTCTTTTAATAACTCTCGCAGTCTTCACTTTTTCCTGGCAGCTTGGCCTGTTGTCGGTATTTGGTTCGCTGCTCTGGGCGTGTCGACCATGGCATTCAACCTGAACGGCTTCAACTTCAACCAGTCACTTCTCGACAACAACGGACGTGTCATCAACACCTGGGCGGATATCCTCAACCGCGCCAACCTCGGGTTCGAAGTGATGCACGAGCGCAACGCTCACAACTTCCCTCTCGACCTGGCCGCTGCCGATATGACTCCTGTGGCCCTGAAGGCTCCAGCGATCGGCTGATTTCTTTTCCAGATTACACAAAGGGGCCTCATGGCTCCTTTTTTTGTCCGCTCGATCGCCAATGAGTTGGTTGAAAGTAAGAAGTACGCGGTACTGAAGCTTCGCTATGACCTACGACGCGGTTTTTATCTCTGACGTTCATCTTGGGACCGATAGGTGCAATACGGATAAGCTCCTCCACTTCCTCAAGGGGCTGAAGACTAAAAAACTCGTTCTTGTAGGAGATATTATAGACATCGCGTGCCTGGAGACGTATAACACAAACTGGAGAAGGGAGCACACGGAGTGCGTTCACCAGATCCTAAATCTGGCCAGGAAGGGCACTGAGGTCATCTACATCCTAGGCAACCACGAGGGCCAGGCTCGCCGCTACTGCGGATTCGAGCATAAGAACTTCAGGATCGTGGACGAGTACACCCACAAAGACTCTAACAATAATAAGTTTCTCTGCGTTCACGGCGATAAGTACTCCGAGTACTCATCCGGATCCTGGAAGCAGCTTATGTTCAACAAAGGCTACGAGCTGATCACACCACTAAGCATGTTTCTGGAGAGGTTTTTCGGATTTTCCCTGGTGTACGCGTTGAAGAGCACGATTCGCGGAAAGAAGTACATCGACCAGTACGAGACGGACATCGCGTCCTACTGTTCTAAGCGCGAGGAGGAGTACGACGGCGTTATTTGCGGTCACATCCACCACGCTAACACGCGGTACTTTGGCAAGCTTCTATACATGTGCTGTGGTGACTGGTGTGATACCTGCTCGGCGATTGTGGAGAAGTATGGAGTGTACTCGCTCGAGCGGTACAAGTGATCGGCCCGGATACTCCTCACAAGCTCGCGGAGATAATCCGCGACACTTGGCCTGGGTTATTTTACCCATATCATGATAGAATTGAACCATGGAACATTACCCTCAGATCCTCCACCTCTCCTACAGAGAGTCAAAACCGGACAGCGAATACAAATGGCTCTACGTAAATCTAGTATTCAGAGTCACAGACCAGTTTGATATCATCGCCTGCAAGGGTAGAGCCGAGGAGTGGTCCAAAACTACACTCTACGAGGTGGAGGACGCGGAGGAGATCCACAACCACTTCCTCCACACCAGGATGAAATTCGAGGATGTTGAGAACTCGGAGTTTAAAGCACTAAGCTCCTTCATCACTGAACCAGAGTTTGATATATCTGACAAGAAGCGCACGGGTCTGGGCCTCAACCCATTCTACGTCCTTCAGTACATCGAGAAGTTCGACGTCTTCACTTACAAGGAGTACGTTGAGGATAACTTCGTTACCAGAGCGGCTCTGTCGATGCTAACCGACCTAAAGGAGGGTAAACTAACCGATTCCCGGTTCGTTCCTTTCAGTACTCTTACACGCTGCATCGACACCCTAAATACCTTCTGGGACTGACTATGGACTTCCAATTCTACTACTTCTCGCTGTTTGCCATCTTTGCTGTCATCGTTTACATGATGGCCGTGGATCCTAACGTGAGCAAGTTTATCATCCTTCTCGCGAAGATGGGCCGGATCAGCATCTCCAGAGGCATCTTCTGGCTGAAATTCTACCCCCGACTGCGGTTTGATACTGCTGTGCTAAAATGGAAATCACGTCAAATCGTTAAGAAACAGTTAAAAGATCTAGGTGAGCAATAGGATAAGCTTAGAATGGACGGATACGAATTCATGGCTATGGACCCCGATGACTGGACTCAACTCGAAAAAATGCATCGCCAGATCGCGGAGTCGGGCGTGGCGGCTTTTGACTCGGCTTATCTCGAGTGTTACACAAAACTTCTCGCCAGATCGCTTGAGGGAAAGGGTGATGGCCAGCGCTTCGACCGGACTCCCCTCCCTTGACCCCACAACTCCCTGGTACGAGTGGCTATCT